TAAACCTAATAAAACGAAACATAACTTTTTCATATAATCTCCTTATACCTTAATCTCCGTTATCGTTATGCTTGACATTAACACTCCGCCTAATTGCCGTGAACCATAACCACCATTCATCCTAAAAGTTCCACCTGAATTCATACCTGCCCTGACCTTAAAAGTAGTTGCGCTCGTAGTTCCTGCTGTCATCCAGTAGGTAAAAGATACTCCGTATGCTTGACTTTGATTTTGAGTTAATCCAAATTGTCCTGCCGCTAGGGCTCCCACTGTATCATCTTGAAATAAAGCTACCGTGGCAACGTTAGAAACATTTGAATCCTCATTACCAAAGAATACTACGTCTATTTTTAAGATATTAGTTGCACTTGTCGGTGTAATGGCTAATGTCATATACTCATCGCCTTCTGTCTTTTGAGGAATACTATCGTCATTAGGCATAGTAGTTGTTCCTGTGGCAACTGCGCCAGTTTGAGTGTTTACGACTTGCACCGATGCGCCAGCGAGAACAGCGGATGGAACTAAGGAAACGAGAGTACCTTTTCCCGTAACAACAGAAACGGATTGAGTAGTACCATTATCCTGGATGATAGTAGAACCAACGGTAGCAGTAGTCGGGTTTGTCTCTACATACAAGGTCGTACCCAACGCCTGTCGTATCTCATCAAGCACCTGATTCAGAAGAACCAGGTTACTGTCATCAAATGCTGAAAGTCTTTTAGATATCATGCTGCTCCTACAGGCAACCAATAAACTGTGTTTGCCCCCGTAACTTTCCAATAATCTCCTTTACGTACAGGCATCATCATAGAGTGTTGAACGTTGCTTGCATCTTGATATTCACTCCACCTTCCTGTAGTAGGTGGATTAGAGCTATCAGTATAACCTGCTAAAAAACCAGCCCCAGAACTATGTTGAGAAATGACAAATCCATCGGTATCTGCTTGGTAAACAGTACTATTAGATTTAGAAGCCCACGCACCAAACATCGCTGTACTGTTCTGATCGTCTATCACACGCTCTATATTTCCACTAGCATTATTAGTAAACGAACCAAGCTTCAGATAATAAGTACACCCTGTTGGGACAGTACTCGAAGTAGACAACTTACAGGTAAAAGTAGTTGCATCTGCATCCGCTACAGCCCATACATAATAAGTTGTACTGTTAGCTTCAGAGCCAGTATCCAAATCGTCCGGCATAGTTACCGTAACTTCTGCTGTGTTCTGTCTAAATTTTCTGACAGAAGCATCCGCATTACTACAGGTAACACTCCCTACTGCAACAACCACTGTAGCAGCAGAACCATATCTAACTGTACAACCTTGCCTATATTTTGCTAACAATCTATCCAACGAATTATTATTAGCCTGGACTAAAGTATCTATGTCAGCCGCATCATCTCCGCCATCTGGACTTCCCTTTAACCACTGATCAGCCATATTGCCTCCTTGTTTTAAACTATTATTGGTTGGGGAGCATACGCTCCCTGCAACTCTTTAACTTTCAAATCATTCAAATCATTTTTATACAACCTTATATTTATTCTCCTGCCGAAAGCAGTAGAAGGAAAGTAAGATTCCCAACGCCGTGGATTGTCTTCAAGGTTTATTACAAACTCACCAAACTGTGTTCCATCATCAGTATACCAGTATATTGTATACGTGCCGGTTGTACCTTCATGAATAGATATTAATTTACGGAATATCTTATCTACAAAAGGACTATCAAAATTACGGTGCCCTAATTCGTAAACAAATTCAACTGCTGTCTCCGCAATAGTACCACCGCGGACATATTCAAACTTAACAAGATAACCATCAGATAGATACACCCTTGGAGAACCTGCGGTTGAATTAGCAACAAATTCAAGCTTCCATTGAAACCAAACATTTGCCGTTGAAGCTATAGTAGAACCATTAGGGTTAGTTAATGCCGCGCTCCAATCCGCTGCTTCACACGCAACCTGAGTAGCTCCGGTACGCGTGTAAGCATACACAGTATCAGAATCATCATACCTATCAACATTCCAATAAATCTTACTAAGAGTAGAAGCATTTATCTCAACAGAAGGAGCAGTGTAAGTACCGGTTGTATCAGGCATATCTATCGTGCCGGTTAAATCATCTATAGTTCCGGTAAGTTCATCAATGGTTTCAGTTCTGCCAATTTCTATCCAGGGATCTTCTTCCGTACCGCCAGCATATATGTCATCCTTAGTCCCAAGATTAACATCAGATTTTTTCTTTAAAGAAAGATTTTGCACTTTATTTTCTACTTTATAAACTAAACCACTATTACTATCCCCAAGATACAGCTCTCCTGATTCATCGTCTCCTACCGCAGAAGCAAAACAATTAGCGTTATAAGTATCGTAGCTTAATGCTTTGCGTTTAAAATTATACCTCCCGCAGCGGTTGTGGTAAACAGTACCAGATTCTGCATCAGTATACCCCCAAAGCAAATGATCGTTATGCCAATAAGCAACAGTATTGTTATAATTGTTAGAAGCAATATCCTCCGCCGCATCAAATTCATCTATGATGGGTTCCGGTACTGTACCAGCAAATCTATACCAATGATCCCATCCCAAGAAGATTACCCCATAAGGTGTCTGAACAATAGACCACTTAGCAGGAGAACCTATGTGAGTAAACGGATCTTCAGCGTACCATTCCAACGTTGGGTCAACGCCGCTAATAGGAACGTTAATATGCACGTTGCATATACTATTGCGCTTAATAACTCTCATAATTCCCATAACTATCGGGATGCCCATTATTTCATCACCATCGTTCTCTAATATTGTAAGATAATCTAAATTTGTAGTCTGCTGTATAAAATGAGGCAGATAAGGATTAGAATAATAAATCCTGTTAGGATAGTTGGGATCTCCGGAAATAAACAATCTTTCCCTATAAAGCTGTAGAAGATTACCTTTAGGCATGTCGTCAGTCACCGCCCCCATAGCATCACCGGCAGAAATATCTGCTGTTGTATCAGTATAGGTAGTAGCACTATTATTGGAGATGGTGGTAAGAAGCCTGTAGCCAGTTGTTTCGCTCGACTGTCTATATATTTTTCTATTAGTGGCTCCTGAAGGACCAAGAGGGATATTAGATAATAAAATATTTTTGTTTGTAACGGAAGCTATTACATTAGAAGAAGCTCCACAAATATGTTCGGACCCGCTTACAGTAATACCAATCTTATAAGATATTGCCGTTCTGGTTATACCGGTATCGGGACCAGCCACGGCTTTACATGCACCAAGTTCCCATGAAACATTATCAGTAGAACCATCTGTAACAACAATATCTTCATAGCCGTTAGAGTAAAGAAGAAGATCTTTATAAGTTACGAAAGTACCGCGCTTACCAGTAGTTAATCCGGTCTTAACGTTAGTAAACGCTCCGGTAGAATCAGTACCTATCTTTAAAGTTGTATCGTAAACTGCATATAACCCAGCAGAACCATCTGATTTGTACCATCTATAAGCCCCGACAATGGGCTCAACCCCAAGAGTAGTTGCATTGTAATAACGTAAAGGCGGCCTCTTAACCACGCTGCCAGGTTGGTCCTCAAATCTGCAGTTCTGCGCCTTAATACCAACGGCGAGATTAAGTTCATTCTCTTCGACCTTAGTATTCTGCCCGGTAAACTGTTTTATATAAAACTGGGACAGGCTGCTTGTTAATCTTCTTCTAGCCATCTTTACCTCAAATTTTGTTCAGGTTTCATAATTATTTCTTCATCTTCTTTGGCCCGCGCTCTTTCCATGTAGTATTCGCTTATGCGGCCATAATACTTTTGCCAGGAATCATTAGCCTTATCTCCGAAGCCGCGGGATTCATAACCCAACGCTGTTAGATAATGAACCAACGTCATGTGCAGAAATACCGGCAAATTAGGAGAATCATTATCGTTCGTAATAGGAGAATACGTTCTTGCATATATAGCTTTTAAATAATTAGAGCCTGCGTTATCGCTATCAGGTGGAAGATATAGATAAAGTTTATCTTCTTCATTGTCTGTGAAGTATTCCATTGGAACTCCTGAATCTACACTCATCCAACCAGGATGCCTAAGATCCATCTCCTCACGGCTGCTGCATGTAAGTTTCTCCCAATTATCTCCGCCCTGATAAAGGTACAATTCACTGATAGCTACATAGTTAGGCAGAGAACTAGATATAGTATATTCGTAAGTATCTAATTCTGTTGTAATGTATCCCGTAGTTTTTATGCTTTTAGTCTTTCTTGCCACGTCATCTCCACCATGATCCATCCATGTATTAAGCTCTGTATCTGACCAGAAAGAAGCTGTTGTTTCACCAAGTTTCTTACGAGCCATATCTCTTATTTGTTTGCGTGTCATTATGCCTCCTTTGCCTCTAACACTTCCACCCTTGCAATAAGTTCCTTAACCACAGCCATTATGTCGGAGATTAACTCGTCAACGGTCATTTAATAAACAATTAAAGTATATGGTAGAGTATTAACCGAAAAGTTACTTGTATGTCTAGCCACTCCGTTTAAAATTCTTACTTCATCTATCCAACCATTTAAACCTAAAGTTAAACCTGTTTCGACAGCACCAATATTTAATACTTGTGTATTCCCTAATGTTGTAGCATCATTTCTAGTATCAGCTTCAGCAATGCCATTCACATAGCATTTTAAAACTCCCGAAGAACGAACAATCGCAATATGATACCAAACCCCCGTTGATAATACCGAGTTAAATTCTAGAGTATAAACATTTTTTACATAAAAAGCCAGCTTACCGGCGCTGCCAACTGCCAACAACCAATCGTTTGTAGTTGCATCTGCCCATGTTTCATTAGATACGCTTTTTATCAGGGTTTTGTTTAAATTATTTCCTTTCCACCAGAAATCAATCGTAAAATCTCCGGTAAAATTCCAATCAGCAGAAGCAGGAGCGGTAATATAATCTCCCGTTCCGTCAAACAATGCAGAAGCACTACCAAACTCTTTATCAGCAGTATCTAATTGTGCATTTCCTGCAAAAGTAAGCGTCTGACCTGTTTCTGCTGTATAAGTAGTTGCGGCATCAGCACCGTCAGCGTGGAATAAAAAAACTGTTCCTGAATTTGGGATTTTAGCGTCTAATTGCGTTTGTATCGCAGAAGTTACTCCGTCAACATAACCCAATTCAGCAGCTGTTAAAGTTGAAGGAATACCATCTAAAACATTTAATTCAGCTGCTGTGGAAGTTACTGAAGTTGATCCTAAAGTAAACGGGTAAGGAAGAACAACAGTTCCCGTAAAAGTAGGACTTGCAAGCGGAGCAAGTGCGGCGAGATATGCAGCAACACTATCATATGTACTTTTAGGATTTACACCCAATTCAATACAAATAGCTTCTATCTCGTTATTAACGTCAGCATGCTGAGTAGCATGAGGAACCGTTGTAGAGTTCTGCTTATCTGTAGCCGTTGGATTAGTTAAACTTGGTATTGCATCAGGATAACTTGACATAATTATCTCCTGTATCTTAGAGTCCCACAAAAGGGGCATCCGCCGTTAACGTCTCTGTTGGTAACATTAGTCCCATCATAAGTAAGAGAATTATTATAATTATAGTCAGTATCGTATAAAGTATAGGCCTCACCATAACCATCACCATCATGAGAGCTCTGAGGCCTCTGAAGATGTCTATCAATATTTACTATAAATCCACAGCGGGAACATCTCCAATAATGATTATCATTATAAGAGCCCTTATCTCTATTCAACCCAGTATGCACAGCCTTAGAACTTACTTTGATCCCTTTATCAATCATATAACCACCGGTTTATTATATAACATAGCTCCGCAGAAAGGACATCCATTGCTTGAACTAGCTACCTGCTCTCCTCTTACTATGTCATCTTCAGCATGCGTTCTAGTAATATAAGAACAGCCAGTAAAAGTAGTACCAGTTTTTCCTGTATAAGCCACCCGATCAACATTTGTACCGTTTGAATAATCTGATTCTGCATCATATATATAAATATATCCACTAGAAGAAAAACCTGTAGTAGAGGCTACAGATATAGTCGTATCTGTAACAGCCACGCTTGCACTTAATGTGGAAGAAGGCTGACTGATTCCCCATCCCTGCCTGCTGTCTTCATCCCCAGGCCTGTTTCTATCAAGATGACATATAAAATGACAGTTAGAACAATGCAAGTACCTATCATCATTATACGTTCCCAGGTCACGATTACGTCCAAAATGCACTCCTTTTGAATCAATCCTTCTACCCATCTTAAAACTCCCAACGGCATCCGGCACGGCCGCCAACTCCGCTTCTGTCATCACTTTCCACAAACGCATATATATCAACGAAAGGCGTTGGCATCCACCAGGCGCGCTTCTCGTTTGTCTTCTGAATTACGTTTATCGTGCTTCCCGGCTGGGCCATAATCTGATTATTCTGCGTTTGTTGTTTCATAAAAAAAGCCCGATAGATGATAAAAACAGCAAAAAGGATGATAGCCAACCTCCAAGCATAACCCAGGGTTTTCCACCAATCCTCTTTGCCTTTACCCAAAATAAAATACTTTGGGTTAAATTTCCCTTCCACTATTTCAATCCCCCAAACACCTTAAGCCATATCAACATACCCGCGCCGCCGAGAATGATACCTAAAATCAAGCTCAATAAATGTATGTGCATAAACACCTCCTATATTTTTTCTAATTCCTCTATCGTCATCTCATCGGGGTAAAGCACCTGCTTCGCCCTGAAATAATTTTGCTCGCTGTTGTTTGCGTCAAATTCCCCACGCCGTGTTCTGTCCTGCCAGATAACGTAAGCCAAGCGCTTAATTGTTTCTTCCTTGTTCTCTTTCATTTTGTTTTAGCTTCTACATTGGTTATAATAACCGAATGTAAAGTATCTACCCTTTCGGATAATCGCCCATACCAATAAACGGCTATAAAAATATTTATGATTATTGTCGCTGA